GTTCTTTCTAGGTGATTTAAGATTAAATCCGTATGACCTCATAATATCATGATCAGAGGATACAGACGAACTCTTCCGAGCATTACCAGATGCATCCGATATAACAACCACATTTTGAAAATCCTTCTTAATTAGTTCAGCCATGTCGTATGTATTAGCATTGCTCATACGATATTCTTTGAATACATGAATCCACCCATTACCCATTCTAACAGCTAATGCACTCGCATAATCAACATTATAGTCTTGGCATATAACTACAGGTAAGTGATCTAAATCTGTTCTCTTTACAATATGCTTAATTCTATCAAAGTCTTTATATACTCTGCCTTGTGTTAGATTAACAAACTGCCCATGTACATAGGCTTTAATCTCATCATCTGAATAAGCTGTCAATAAATTCTGTTTATACTCTTCTGGTAAATGCAGGTTATCTAATGTAGAACCATATACAATGCCAATATCAAGATCAGTACGATTACTTAACTCATAACCCCAATTAAGTTGCTCTGGAGTTCCTGTTAAAAATATCTCTAAGTGATTTGCCTCTGGATGTCTTACTCTTGCAATCATCTGGTCAAATACTTCCTTTTTTTGTATAAATGGCTCATCTATTCCACTCCAAGACAAATTCGATCCCTTCAATGAATCTGGTTTATCTCCAGAGCCTAACCATATACGACCTTCCCAATTATGAATGAGAAACTCGCCTTTCATCTGGTTATATGTATAGTCTAGTCCACTCCTGTTAAGAATATCTTTTAATGTTACTACTATGGTTCTCTGTGAAAGTCCATGTGAAGGACTCACATACATTCCTGCATGTGGTCGATTCAAATAGCTCAGATATATTGATCTTAAAGCTCCAATGTAGGTTTTTCCACTTCCGTACCCACCTATGAGAACCTTGTAAAATTGTTTTAAATCCCACCATTGTGATTGATGTGGGAGAAAATTCTTTCTTTGTATTCTGAATTGACTCACTCAATGATAAGAGAATCCTTGTGTGTAACTTCCCTTATCTCTTTGGATTTCCCCTCTGTCCTATCTGATAAATAATGAATGGCTGTCATGTTACCTTTAACTGCCATATCGTAAGCCTTACGGATCATCTTCTCTTTTTTAGACTTTCCATCTTGCTCTATTTCTTTAAAAACATCGTTTATAATGTCTGATAATGCCCCTAACCTACCATTTGGGTTTGCAACCTGTCCTTTTTTAAACTGAGTATCTGGATTCCCAGAAGTCTTAAATTGTCCGTTTGACCTCCTTTTAACCTCCATTTCTTTACTCATGCTCTACTAACCCCATTGCTAATGTTTTATTTAACATATCCATTAAATCCTTTACTTTATCAGATTCAACTTCAAATACATCAAATTCTAATCTCCAATTATGAGTGATTTTAAGATTCTTGATCCCAACCAACTCAACATTAAGTGATACTCCCTTATCTTCCATATATAAAAAGCTGTAGCTACAACTTACATCGTTTCCTGTCTATCGTTAAACAACCATCTTGGTCTTATAATCATTACTCCGTAACGAGTAAGGCACGATTAAGCCTCTATATATAGTAGTAAAAGTCAACCAATATTGCACTATTTGGGGGGTAAAATAAAGGGGTAAAAAATGTAAACTCTAATATTGTTAGAGTTAAAAAAATAAAAAAAGTTTTTAGATGTCAACCTCGAAGGTTAAAAAAACATCAAATTCGTCAACCACTTAATCTATTAATAATGTTTGTTAATATATCGCATGACCTATCTATTGTTTTGGCTACAGATTGTTTACTTATCTGGTAATCCCTGCCTATATCATCATAAGATTCCCTACCTATGTAATATTTAGCCATAAATAGCTCTATCTGCCTGTGTGTAGCCTCCTGTGCAAATAAGATACCTGCTAATAAGAGATTCATTTTATTATTCTCTAATTCTTTAATATCCCATTTATCTTTATGATCTCCATCATATCTGCCACACATTTCGCATGGTTCTACTTTATTCATGTTTACCTCTGGTATGTGGTTAGGGTAAACTAGTGGGTAAACGCCAATCTACCCACTAGACTCATTTATCAGCCTCTTCCTTTAAAATCTTTTTTAAAAAACTTTGTCAAAAAAGGCTATTGGTTTTTACACCAATTCTTTTATTTTAGATATAAGATTATCGCTTTCCTCTGTATCATAAGGTTTAAAGTGTCCTTGCTTAGAAAGAAACTCACTTATTTCTTTTAATAATTTATCTTTTTGATCTATAATTCTCATTTATATCTCCTGTTTATTTTCCTTGCCATAATAATCCTTAATTAATTTATATAAATTTGTTCCAATTAAAAACCATATCAGTAAGCCTACAGGCACAAGAACTAAAGCAATCCCCAAAGCCAATAAGTTGATAATAATCTCATATAAGTTTATAATAATCATAAGCCACAAAACCCCTCTTCACACATAAACATTTCTAATTGATCTGCAAACTCTACACGCTCTAATGGTGTACAAGTTCTATGTAAATAAACAGGCTCATCTAAACCCCTATCTTTCATATCTCTAATTGCACTATCTATTTTTATAGCTTTTTTAAATTCTTTAGGATGATTATCTTTTAAATTTTTCCATGTTTTATTGCTATGGTAAGGACAAAAAACACATGATGATTTAGGCGGTATAGGAAAATTTATTTCTTCAAAAAACCTCATACAATCTGCTCTATCCATTCTTTGATTAATTAAAGGATAATGATAAGTAATTCTTGGTAATTGAGATATTTTTGCTCTTTCTATTTCATCAATAGTTATTCCTAGCCACATCTCTGTCATGGGCATCCTTTGTCTAGGTTTTAAACCATGTAATTGTCTTGCTTTTTTAATCACAGGTTGTATCTTATATTCATTTGTACATTGCCTTCTAATCATACCACCATTTTTTGTAAATGCAGGAATAGATGCTAATCTTTTACCATTTTTTTGGTTTAATAAATCTTTATATATATTTTTTTTATCTGTAATATGTATTGGAATGCCATTATTTTTATTTTTCCAATCTTTTAATAAATTTAATATTTTATAAGTTTGAGGTAGTTCTGCACTAGGATCAGCAAAAATAGCATGATCTGCTCTATCTATTCTTTTCAAACTACTCATCATGTACAAAGCTGTACTCTGCACTCCTAACCCTAAAGATATTATTTTCATTCGCAATCTCTACATATTTGTTTTTTTTTGCCATATCTAGGTATATGGTCATATTTAAGTA